ATGGCGACTTCTGTTCCGCTAACTTCTGTTCCGCCAACTGTAAAGGTGAGGAATGTGTGTTACACGCTGAATACTTATTCAGAAGAAGATGTTCGACGGTTACAAGCACTACAAGAGGGCGTTAGTTACCACATCTTCTCTAAGGAGGTAGGGGAATCAGGTACTCCGCATTTACAAGGTTATATTGAGTTTGAAAATCCTCGAGCCACTGGCGTAGGGTGGAAAAATCTTAAGAAATTAATGGGTGAATGTCATTTTGAAAGTAGACGAGGCACGGCACAGCAAGCGTCCGATTATTGTGTTAAGAATAAGGATTGCTGGTTTCATAAGTTCGGTGAAATATCCCGGCAGGGTAGCCGAACTGATTGGGCGCAAGCGACCAACGAAATCCTCTCCGGTAGAGAGGTAGTGGATGTGATCCAAGAACAGCCACAATTGCTTCCGGCAATCCGTGCGTTGGAAAGCCTAAAGAAAATGTCTATTCAACCTATAGAGCGGGAGGTTCATGTAACTTGGTTATATGGTTCTCCTGGCTCCGGTAAGACCCGATGGGTCTGGACTCAATATCCAGATGTCTATTCTAAACCTTCCGGCAACTGGTGGGATGGTTATAATGGGGAAGAGACTCTGCTGTTAGATGACTTTGATGCAGATATTCCTTTTGCGGAGTTACTGAAAGTATTGGACCGATATAAATATCGTGTCCAAGTTAAGGGTGGTTTTGTTGGCGCTCGTTGGACGAGGGTATTTATTACAACAAACAATCCCCCGGATCATTTTTATAAGTTCGTATCTAACCGAAATGCGTTAGTGCGTAGAATCTCAGAAATAAAATGTTTTGACTAATTATAACAAATGCCCGGTGGTCGTCGTTATGGTCGCAAGCGTGTTGGTCGTAAGCGGGTGGTTCGTAAGCGTGCTGCCCCCAGTCTTGTACGGACAGTTAGGTCCGTTATTAATCGTGAGTTGGAAACCAAGTATACTGCTAACCAACAGCAAAATATAGCGTTTAATTCGTCTATTGGTTCTTTTGCAACAGAGGCGTATTCATGTCTGCCTCCGGTGACATTTGCCGCACAGCCTGACCAGGCTGCTCGTACTGGTTATGAGATTACTCCTCTTCGTGCTTGGGTTGACCTAACGGTTGCTCTCAACTCTGTTACGAGGTCTTGTGCGTTTATTGTAGATGTGTTTATTCTAACAAGAAAGGCGAACAAATACTGGCCTGATGTGCAGGCTCTCGGTACGGTTCCGCAGTTATTTTTGAGTGGTGGTCCTGGAAGTACTCGTGTGCTTCCATATTCCGGCACAATCTCGCAGCGTTGTCTTAAGTTGAACTCGTCCGATTTCACACTCATATCTCACAAGTCTTTTAAGTTGGCTGGGAATGTAGGTCTTCCTAACGGTGATACAACGGCAGGGAACTCGCCTAATGTTTCCACAGAGGCCATGGCTCGTCAATTTCGTATTAATTTACCGTGCCCTAAGACTTTAAAGTATAGCAACACCACAACTCCCAACTATCCCGATAATTTTGCTCCGTTCATGTTTATTGGGTATTCTAAGGTCGATGGAACGGCGCCCGACGCCTTATTCCAGTCCGTGATCGCAAGTTGGACTACGCAGATTGAATACAAGGATGCGTAAGTGTGCTCCAGCATGGCCCCCCGGGAGGGGCTCCCGGCAGGGTCGGCGCTGGCGCCGAAACTCTTCTGCCCCCCGGAGAGGAGAGTTTAGGGTTACTTAAGGTGCCCTAAGAGAGGGGGGATGGGGGCATAATGCCCCCTTTCTTAATGAACCTATGCCCCGGAGGGAAGTAGGTTTAAACGGATTTTCCGTTGTTTTAAAAACTGAGCCATAGGTATAGTATTACCCTATGGCGACTTCTGTTCCGCTAACTTCTGTTCCGCCAACTGTAAAGGTGAGGAATGTGTGTTACACGCTGAATACTTATTCAGAAGAAGATGTTCGACGGTTACAAGCACTACAAGAGGGCGTTAGTT